CCAAGTACACTCGTAAGTCTGTACTACAAGCGATACAAAAAGTAGGTAAGAAGAATAAATTAACTGACATAACATTCACCAAGATTACAAAGACTGTACAGTTTGGTAGTAACAAAGGATCTGGCGGCGGCGCTGACGCTACTGCTTTATTTGAAGGAGCAGCATGTTGGGTTACAGCATACAGATATTCGCTGAATACAGATATTGATGTCGATTATATTATTCCTATAGATGAACTGGAAGCAGTATCTAATTTTGTTTCTACTGACGAACCTCTATCAAAAATACATCAGTTCCTTGTAGAAGATCCTGCCTGGATGAAGTCCAGTATCAGGACAGCAAACAAATTATACAGTGCAACAAAATATAGAAATAATAATTTTAAATTCTATAGAGGAACTGGTGTTGTTAACGTAGTAGAAAAACACTTCTTCAAAGTAAATAAGGCAGAGGGTAGACCATTCTCTCAGATTAATAAGTGGACACCTGCTGATATCTACATGTGTGAATGTGATTTTGACATGAGCATTTATACAAATGAAATGACATTTCAGGGTGGTGTGAATAAAATTTTGTTGGATCTAATTAATGAAAAGAAATTGATTGGAGTGTCATTGAAAAAAGTGACGGGCAACACCGCAAATCTTACCGAACATAATTTTACTAGAGCATCACTTACAGTCAAGAAACCATTTACGAAGGTAGGATCAAAAACCCTTTATAACTCTATGGATGTATATCTTGAGGGCAGCGGTCTCAGTGTTCAGTACAGGGCAACTGATAGAGAAGGTAAGACTTGGCAGGGTGAAGTCATGGGATCTGCCGCTAAGCATGGTAAAGTAGGTGGCGGAGTCATGAATAACATCATGGAGGCAGTCTATGGTTCAGGCAATGGTGTCTGGAGAGATTATGCTTCAGCAGCAGATGTTGCACTTGCTGCTAAGGGTCCTGGTCTTGACCAGAAAATTTTGACACTAGCAAATAACAATAGTCAGTATGTTCTTGGTGATGGAGAGGTGGTTGATATTGAATTCATTTCTAAGATGAGACCCCAGTGGAAATTTGCTAAGTATTTGGGTCTACTGGTTGTTGATCAGTTAATGAAGGGTTCTAAGGATCAACGTGATGAGATAACAACTAGAATATATTTGTATGCAACGTCTGCATCTGATGATTCTGCACCATACATCAAGATATCCTAATGGCAAACGTAAAACAACTAAAACACTTAGAACACTTAGAAGATGAGATGCTGAACTATGGTTCGGCAGGGTGTGCTGCTTCGGTTTCTTTTCTGAAAGAATTGAAGAATATGTTGGGTCACCAGGAAAGTGCTGGTTTCATGCAAACTAAATGGGATGGTGCTCCATCAGTTATATGTGGAACAGATCCCAAGAGTGGAATGTTCTTTGTTGGAACTAAATCTGTATTTGCTAAGACTCAACCTAAGTTATGCTTCGCAGATTCTCAGATTGATGACTGGTATGAAGGTGATCTTGCAGAAAAACTCAAGTTTTCTTTGAGATATTTTGCTGAGTTGGGTATTGATGGTGTTGTTCAGGGAGATTTGTTATTCACCAACAGCACATTAAAAAGGGAAACTATTGATGGTGAGCAACTCTATACCTTCAGACCCAATACTATTACTTATGGTATTCCTATGGACCATCCTATTGGTCGGGCAGCAGGAAGAGCAAAGATTGGTGTGGTATTTCATACTCATTATGCTGGAGATGATCTGCCTACTATGCAAGCAAGAGCGGGTGCAAAGGTAAAAGGATCTAATGATGCATTAGTGATTGAGAATGATACTCCAATGCATCGTGTGGGATTTTCATCTGTTGAGATGAACAAGTTTGATGCTTATATCCGTAAGATTGAACGCATGTGTATGATATGTGGAGACTTTTTAGATGAACTAGTTGATGTCAGTGGCACTACAGGTGACGCTAAGTTTCATATTTCAACTTATCTGAAACAGTTCTTTAATGATGAGATTAAGAACGCTCGTAACATTGGTAATGTTGACGCAGCATTATATGCATTGGGCAATTTCTATCATGCCAAGATGAGTAAGGAACTTGCCAAGATCAAGACTGCTGCAAACCTTACTAAGAAACGTAATCTGGTGTACCAGAGTGAAAACTATCTGGTAGATAATGTCTATAAGTTTAAGGCATTGCTTGCATTATATAAAGAAATGCAGGCAGTGAAACAAATGGTTATAGATAAACTAGATCACTTAGAAGAGTTCAGAACTTTTGTCCAGACTGAAAATGGATATAAAGTGACGACACCTGAAGGATATGTTATGCATAAAGATGGTGACATGATTAAGTTTGTCAATCGTCTTGAATTTGCGTACAACAATTTCACCTTACAGAAACAATGGCGTTAGACGGAAAGGTTTGCTACTTTACATTTGGTAGATTTCAACCACCAACCACAGGACATAAAGAAAACTTTGCTGGCGTGAAACAGGCAGCAGGGAAGAATGACTATCGCATTTATATTTCACAGACTGTAGATAAGAAAGGTAGTAATCCATTGCCACCAGATCGCAAGAAGTATTATATGGATAAGATGTTTCCAGAGCATCGTGGCAAAATATTTTCTGGTCCTAGAGATCCTGTTGCAATCCTGCAAGATCTGATGATGGCAGGATATGATGAGGTGGTATTCCTTGTAGGTTCTGATAGAGTTTCTGCTATGCAATTCTTGCACAGGTATAACGGCAAAGATTTTTCATTCAGAAAGATTGAAATTAAATCTTCTGGAAGTAGAGATGCCGATGGAGATACCTTTGCTATCTCGGGAACTAAGATGAGAAGAGCGGCACATAAGATGGATTATAAAACCTTTAGATCTGGTATACCTACAGCGTTGAATGACACTGATTGCAAAAAGTTAATGGTGGAAATTGCAGAGAATCTTCCTGCTAATTTTAAATAATAAATAGTTTGATAGAATCTAAGTATTAATGTACAACTTTTCAGAATACTCAAAGGTTTACATCCGTGAACAGTATTACAATGATGAGATCTTTCCAGAAGGGATGAAAGTAAAGAATGGAAATGATCAGGTCGGCACTATTATTAGACGTGGACCAAACTATGTTATCTGCTTAGATGAAAATCATAAGACATTCAGAAGTTGGATTTCTGACATCAGTGAGGTTCATGAACTCGGCACTGATGAGACCAGAGAGTATCTTCAGGATCTCACTCCTGGTCAAAAGAAAGAGCAATATGGTAAGACTAAAACTCCAGAGTGGTCTACATCTATAAATAAAAGAAAAAGTACCCAGAAAGAAATGTACAACGATAGCTATTCAGAATCTTTAATTAAGCGTACCGCCAATGGCATTGCTGGTGAAGAGTGCTTCGGTGAAGTTGAGAACAAGCAGGAAGTTTCAGATGAGTTTGCATCATCATTGATGGACGCTGCTGTTGCTAACCTTTCTAGAGGCGGAATCTTTGAAGGTAGCATGAAGCAAGCACGCAAGAATGTTGGTGCCGACAAGTGCTGGGATGGTTATAAAGCAAAGGGTACGAAGAACAAGGGTGGTAAGGTTGTTCCTAACTGTGTTAAAGAAGAGGATCTTGACGAGAAGAAACTTGATCCCGTAGGTCAGGAAGATGGTGACGTTAATAATGATGGTAAGAAAGATTCTTCAGATAAGTATCTGATGAAGCGTCGTAAGGCAATCGGCAAAGCAATCGGAATGAAGAAGGAAGAGCGTTCCGACTGGAGAACCGAGATGGGTCTTGAAGAAAAGTATGGTAAAAAGAAGTGTAATGAAACCAAGGAAGGCACTGATTGTGATGTTCATGGCAAAGAGTGCTGTCCCGATGTAAAAGAAGTTGAAGAAGGTTGCGGTTGCGACGGTCCTACTCCTAAAAAAATGAAGAAGTGATGATAAATAGGCTTTGAACCTTGCCATAAGATCATGCTTGCCTTTTTACTTCCACTCGCATCCAAAATTATCTCCGATGCCGTTGCCAGGATCCCTGAGAATGAGGAACTTGGAGAAAAATTAGTTGAAGTTTGTCTTCTTATTCTGAGGAAGGCAGTTACTTTGACTAAGACTGAAATGGATGATCAACTTCTCGCGGTTGTTGAGAAAGCAATCCTTGCCAGAGAAGAAGAGACAGAAGAATTGGAAACTTCTAATGGATAGATTGTAATTACAAATTTATAATCGGGGAGTATGACTCCCCTTTTTTTGTAATTTATAAATATATAAAGAATAACACACAGTACTTTTTAGGGAGACCAATGGCAATTCTCGGAAAAATTGATGCCGCGACCTTTGCTAACACTGTAGGAGTCACAGCTGCTGACGCTACTGTTACAAAGAACGCTGCAGATAGCGTGGATGTAGGAGACATCCTAGTTCTTGACGGTGTATCATACCTCGTCAAAGAAGTAACCAGCACAACTGCAATTGAACTGCATAAAGCATATGCTGGTTCTACTGACAATGCACTTGCTGGTGCAGTCCGTCGTACTGCTCCTAAGGCAGTTGCTGATTATGTAGTAAAGGGTGGTGATAGTTCACCTGGAGAACTTATTTTTGCAGATACAACTGAGGCAGCACTTGCTGTAAACAAAGCTCGTGGTATTTGGGGTCCTGGTTGGTGGCTCTATAAGACCTATGATGTTGGTGGCGACACCCGTCATAAGGCAGAATGTCTTGCACATCTGAATGTTGCTGTTGGAACTTCTGGTGACTTCACCGATGATACAACTGCTGCTGATGCTCTCGCTGTTATCACCATCGGTACTCAACCTGCCGCTGCTTCTGTTGCTGCTGGTAACACTGCACAATTTACTGTTGCTGCAACCGTTACCACTGGTTCTGGAACACTTGCATATCAGTGGCAAGTAAGCACTAATAGTGGAGTTGACTTCGCTGATGTTACTACTGGTGCAAATGGAACAACTGCTACATACACAACAGCAGCAACAGCCGCTGGTGACAATGGTAATCAGTACAGATGTAAAGTTACCACCGACACTGGTGCCGCTGAAGTAGTTTCCTCCGCCGCCGCCCTAACTGTTACCTGATAATTAAATGAGATTTGATGAACTGAACGAAGAAAACTATATCTTCTTTGCAATTAAACATTACAACAATCCACATTGTACTACAAGAGAAGAGTTTGATGAGGACTTAAAGAGGTTTAAGTATGTCAAAAAATTGATACGAAAGTATCTAAACTCTGACGTACTTAAACATCATCTTATCCTTAATCATTTAATCTTACTTTTTAACGTATTTAATGATGCAACAGTACCGCTGTTGTTTTATAAAATTGATAGTAATTGTTGGCCAGTAATCAAATCTTTTTTGTTATATCTCAACAGAATGCCAGAGAATTATCTGGAGGGTCTTAAACCAGATGAGAAATGTTTAGAAGAACTAAATAGGATATGAAGAACATCAGAAAACTTCTACAACAAGCGAGATATAAAATGTGGGAAGAACCAACTAATTCAGTTGGTACTGGTGCTAATGTTGCACTTCCTCCCGCACATGAACCTCCTGGTATTCCTGCCAGCAAGAAGAAAAAAAAGTATGATGGTAGAACTAAAGCAGGTCGTAAACTTGTAAACCGTATTTTATCCAACCGAGAGAAGCGAGCAAAGAAAAAAATGGCACAAGAACAACACATTATTGAGGCAGACGATAAGAAGGAAGGACCTTCAGAGACTGAGCGTGCTCAGAAACAGATTGCCCAACAAAAGAAACTGAACAAGCAGAAGGAAGTTCAGAAGAAAGCGCAGGATGCCAAAGGCAAAATGCAGAACAAGACTAAAGAAATGGACACCCTGATGAAGGCACGTCTTTCTGACTTCAGAAAGAAAGCTGCTAAGAAGCAATCCTCACTGGCGAGAACTGCTCAAGAGAGTGTTGAGATTGAAGAGGCAGCA